CGATTGGGTAAACAGAAACTTGTTTAATGAACACTATACAACATTTTTAGAAATAGGATTAAAAGCCTTATTAATTCAAGGTTTTTATGATGAAATAGTTATAAAAAAATGTAATGTTTGTAAGATATGGGTATCATTTTGGGTATCAATCACTTAGAAAAAACGATATCATGTTGTCTGTTATAACAGACATTTTAAAAAATGTCTATTGTAATAGAAATACCAAACAACTTTATAGTTTTAGTAGATTACTATTTATTTTCTAAAGCCTGTACCCTTGATACCAGAGCGTTGAATTCAGCCTTAGTTGTATACCAGGTCTCAATATGATGGTTTGTAATATATGGATCATCCCCATTCCTCAATTTAGTCTCAATTAACGAATCAAGACCCAATTCAAGGTGCTTTGTCTTGATGTTAGAGGTCATTTGTGCTTGAAGGGTTGCGTAAGTTGGAAATAAGGTGTAAGCCGTTTCTGTTTTTAGGTAAGGGACGAGATCTATAGTCTCTGTTTGTGTCCTACTCTCAAGGCTAGCAATTCTACTTTCAAGAGGAGCTATATCAATAATCTGGCCTTGTGTCTTATCCTTTAATTCTCTAATTTCACGCTTTATAGTGCTGTCATCATAGGCAACAAAATTAATACGCTTTAGATAGTCTTCAACAGCTTTTTTGATGTCAAGCTGTGCCATTTCAATATCTTCTAAGTTATTGAAATGTTCTGTTGATTGTGTGACTTCCAATCTTACAGATTGATCACTAGGAAACACATACTCTCCACATTGTACTTCTACCAGGTAAATACCAGCAGGTAAGATTTTTCCAATCTTAAAATTAACCTTTGAATTTTCTACGGTTGCATTGATTACCAACTTACCTTTTTGGTTCGCTAGCTTAATTTTAGCATCTTGGCCATCTAGATTAGTAATTTTACTATACTTGTAATCAAGTAACTCGTATTCAAAAGTGGAGGAGAAGTCCCCTTGTTTGATAACTTCTCCCCCTTTTATCCGATTAAGATTAGTCGAATTTGATCTAATCATTCAAATCCTCCTTATTCTAAATCCCCCCACAAACTGATACGGTTACCCTCTTCGTCGGTCTGCCCGATTGCCATGTAATTACGGTTACCTGACTCACCAATGTACGAGATCCAACGATAGCCATTTGCTGATCCTTTATAATCATAATGGACTTTTTCATTAGCATCATAAACAGCCACAATCTCACTATTAAGACTTGGTCCACGGCGAACATTGATGGCAGCATCCCCAACAATAAATGTCCCATTCTCTGGGATAAGTTCCATTTCATCATTTTTAGGGGTTTCGCTAAGCGGTTGGAAGTTTTCGCTTAACGGAGTATCTGAGTATGGAAGATAGAACCATCCCTGCACATTTTCTAATCCACGACTATTAAAACGGGCAGGCCCGCCAACAATAAGAGCATCAAGATTGCCATCGATATTTTGCTCAACAGTTCTCATACTGTAACCGTCTGAATCTTCGATTACCGCTCCACAATGTCCAAAGTTTACACCACCAAACCAAGCATCCATTGTAAAGAATGCACCAGCTTTAGGATTTTTATCTGTAGGCATACGATGCACTTCTAATCCTGCTTGTTCTGCTGAATCAAGTAACTCTGAAGCATTCCCCCATAGATCAATACCAAAGAAAGTCTTTGCAGGATATGTAAGCAGATCAGCGCATTGAGTCCCTGCAAAGCCATCCTTATCTACACCCATACCAGAATTTGCTAAATCAATAATAAATTGAATAATTTCTTGTCTTGTTGCCATAATAATACCTCACTTTTTCCACTCTTCGTTAGCTTTTTTCACAGCTGCCTCAATAAAAGTATTAAGTTCTTCGTTTGTCAGATAAATGTTTTGAGATTCTAGACCATTAATCAAGCAACCTTTAGCATGCTCTAGTTTCTCAGCTCCATGAATTCCTAATGTACCTGCCACTTGTTCAGTAGCATTTACCGCATTTTTTGCCAGGATTTCTACTACTTCCAATGCCTTTTTGCCACCACGAGTAAGAAGATACTCTTTGAGTGATTTAACAGCGATTCCTACGAAAGCGACAAAAATAGCCATTAGTGAATTAACTACGATTCCTGTGATTTGATTCATTTTTTCTTTGCTCCTTTTTTTAACTTCTTAGGTTCTTCCAAACCTTCTTTTAATTGAAATTTTTCACGATCAATATTTCTCTGGATATATTGATCGATAAAGGGAATTTCTACCCCTAATGCTGATAGACTAGCAAGAATACTAGAACCGTAAGCTGCCATCATCGAAATGATGAATGCATCAATAACGGGCGCTAGATTCATATATAGCGTGAAGGGATAGCCAATTGCCACAATTAAGATCATAGCTGTATGACTAACCAGGCCCTTCCTCCATTTTCTGCTAGAAAATTCATGATAAGCCCATGCTCTAGATACCCCCAGAATGATATCTAGAGCAACGATGGCCATCAAGAGAAAAACAATTATATGCTCATCAATTCCGTGATCGTAAAAATCACGAACTACCTCGATAATCCCAAAAATACCATCTGCTTCTTCTTGATACATCAATCACGCTCCTATCATTAAGATTCAGGCTGTGCTACTGGTTGAGTTTCAAGATCCTCAGATGGTTTTGCTTTTTTCTCTTCTTTTGGTACCTCCCAGTTATAGATTGCAAGTTTTCCGTTTTGAAGAAGAGGACCTTTTAGGTCTTTGATGGTTTCCCCATTGTAAGTAAAATCATAGTTTACTTGCACAAGTACCTGTTTCCCTTCGCTAAATTTTTCGGTATGATCAGGGTCCACGAGAGTGAAGATGTCATGTTGTTTGTATGTTTTACCTACTTGAGCAGTTTCAACAAGCTCAAGTGCTCGCTTGTAGAGTGTTGGATCAAGTGGGTTGTCTTGGTTGGTCACAGCCACAAGGACAGACCAATCTGCAAGAGCTTTGTTGTTTTGGATTTGAAAATCTTTCTTCTCATTTTCAAGAGTAAGTTCTTGAATTTTTAGAATAGCTACCTTGTTAGCTTCAACAGACTTATCAAGCTCTTTTTTCAGTGCCACAATAGCACCAGATGGGTCCAATTCCATCCGGACAATGTTTAACACCGCTTCAACTAGTGTAGAATCTTCCTCTGCCATGCGGTTGTTTGGCAAAACTTCTTCGAATACCCGATAAGGGTGATCTTGTTTGATTGCTACTTTAGTAGCATTCACAACTGGGTCAAATGATTTAAATTGTAATTTATAATCCATTAGTTTGTTACCTCATTTTTATTTTTGATTTCGTTGAAAAGGTCCATCAAATCCTTATCTGATTCGAGGACAGAGCGATAGATTTCTAGCTCTTGTGTGTTCTGATCTAGTTTTTCTTGTAGGTAAGTACATCGAGCCATAAACTCAATCTCTCCGAGTGTTTTGTCACCCAACTGTTTGTTGAGTTCTGCAATCATAGCAAGTAAGATATTTTCGTTCATTTTTCACCTCTATTATTTAATATGATCTCGATCATAAGAAAATGTGTCTAACATATTTTGCACTTTTGCCTTCATCGCACCAGACATATTTATTTGACCGAGAGCGTGGGCCCACAATTTCCACAAAGCGGCCACACTTTCATCGAGCCGAATAAATTCGGTTGGGTTGTCCGTATCTGATTTTGTTTTTTTCGGAATAACAAAATGCCTACACCAAATTTCAGAGTTTTTCTTCCACAGGCCGGGGGTTAATGTCTGGGTTACTACGCTAAAGTTCCAGCCATCATCACCCGAAGCATGACGCATGTGGTTGTAGTCCCCATACTGAAAAACTTTATCAACACTATTGTTCGAGTTGTTATCTATTACGATCCCAGAAAATGATACGGAATTCCAATTTTTTGAGCCATTCCGATTGCTGCCAATAATTGTCCTCGAATGCTTCTGATTCTGTTCGATGCTGGACTCGTATCTTATAAATTGCGTTGGATATCCTGCATCTTCTCGCACGATAGCCGCTGTGTTATTTGACATAATCAATTGATTTTTAACTAGATCAAATACAAGAGAGCCATCTGATGATTGTATACGATCTCCTGTAAAACGATTTGCAGCAATATCAATCGAATCAAGTTGTGTAATAAAGGCTTTCTGTGATGTCAATTCTCTGATGAAAGCTTGATTTGATACAAGTTTGTTGATCATGGCAGAGTCCACTAGTAGTTTATCTGCAGTCACTGCATTACTAGCAATAATCTGAGTGGTTACTGATCCAGATTCAAAATTCCCTGTTTTTAGTTTATCAACCATTGCTGATTTGATAACTGCATTATCAATTTGGGTTTCACCTGTAATATGAGTCAACTTACCAACAAAACGATTATTCCCATCTGCGCCTAAATTAATACCGCTGATAATATCGCCTGCACTATTAAAATTTTCAATAGCATACGAGCCAGCGAGTTGCGTGACTTGAGTGTGTGTGGCTTCCGCTAGTTCTTTGGCCCTATTAGCTGTTTTGTAAGCATCATCAAACTGACTTGGCTTATAAGGGCCTGTGTTTGATCCACGGACAAGGATTGGCTCTTTAAATTCGATCCAACCATTTTTGGCCATGTAAATGTAAAACGGATAGTTTGAATCTTCTCCGAAAAGAAAATCTTCCTGAACAGTGAACGTTCTTTGAAATTCTCGCCATTCATCTGAAGCTTGTGTGTTGGGATTTGCTAAATCAGCAGATAACAGTCCTTTATTTAATTTGTGGTTTTTGATTACAAAGACAAAGTTTGTATCTACTTTTTCACGAATACGGTACTTAAATCCTAGAGTGTATGTTTCCCCACGATAAATTTTTTTAACATAAATCGGCAAAGTAAAACCACTGAAATTATAACTTGTTAATTCTTGTGCTTTGATAGTAAATACACCATCTCTAACAAAAATTTCCACACCTTTTCTTGAGGCATTGACAAGCGTATTTTTGTCCATCGTCATTGAGTTGACGATCAAGTTGTTGTCGTCAGTGACGTATTTACCAACTTCCGTCTGAAATATTTCGCTTGACATCACCAAGCGTGAGAGCCGGTCTGGTGCGCCTGTTTCAGATGTTCCGAGGACACGCTCGTAGAGTCTATTAGACTCTGTGAGCTTATTGAACTCTACGGTTTGTTTTGCAATTTTATTATCGATATCATCAAGTTTTTGATTAATCAATCCTGCCTTGGCGATAAGGTAATCACCATCAGATTTGCTTGTAAATTCCTCTCTGATATTTTGATAGATCTTATTATAGATAACTCCAGACTCAGTCTGGTTAAATGTTTCTGTTACCTTACGTGACAGATCTGGACTGTTTAAAATCTGTTGTTTAATCTGGTACGATAATTGATTGGTATCTGGAATTGCGCCTGCTTTATCTAAAGCTTCCTGTGCTTTTACATTGGCTTTTGCAATTTCGGAGTCAGTTAGTTGTCTTGATTCCAAAATTTTTTGTGCGATAATTCCGTTTATTTCTTCCTTAACTACTTCAGCTTTAGCCTTTGCTTCCTCGATGCCATCTGTGACCTTATTTTCAATCTTCTTAGCTCGTTTCTCATATTCAGCATTGGCATTATCAACTAATTTTTGAACCTTAGCCTCGTATTCAGCATCATGACTAGCAATTTTCTCTTTGACTATATCGTCAACGATTTTGCCAATCGCACCACCTAGGGAACGTGAGATTTTGCCAAATCCAATCTTCTTCAACTTTTTAGACATTGGACTGTAGTTATAGCTGGTAATCTTTTTGCGAATATCAATATTATAGAGTTCATAAAAGATTGATACTGTATCAAATAGTTTTACTGGTTGATCAGCATGACCCAACACATCAATCTCTAAGCTCTCATCGGGTAAATCGCAAAGACTTGACTGAAAGTATTTCTTACCATACTCTTTTAAATCCTCAATGGTTTTAACATCCTGGTCTTGTACTTCCATATCATCCTCGTAGATATGCTTATATTTATCTACAAGTGGACTGTCTACAGTAGCCTCAAGGACCTGGTCCTTCTCTCCTTCTCCAGATGCAGTAATGACTTTACGGAAATGAATTCTTGTCTTAAGCGATTTAGTGGTATTGGATTCTTTGTACTCAGAAAGGTTTTTCTTGTACATAAAAAGAGATTGATTCTCAATCCCTCCATTTTTTAACAATCTCACTGAGTATTTATCTCTGACTAAATCACCACCCCACTGACCAATAATTGAGTGCTGACCTTTTAGAAGTGCATCAATTACTGATACATTCTCTATGTTTAAAGTATGTAATTCAGAGATATCAGAAAAGAAAGTAAAAGGGCATTCTCTCTTTAGCCCTTCTACTAGCTTGTTCATCACAGTAAAACCATTCGCCCGATCTACATTGATCTTGCGGATACTATATCCGTTTAGCAACGTTGCTACTTGATTGGCATATACCGTGATATATCCGTGCTCCTTTTGGACGTCAATGATTACAAATTCTTGTTCTCCTGACAAATCATCTGCTAACAAATGAACTTCGTTTTGTAACAGGCTCCATTTTTCATCACTAACAGGATACTTGAAGGTAAGCTGATAAGTATTATTTTCTTGCTGGCTGATGTCATCATCCGTACACAAATTAAGAGGAATATTACCCTCTTTTAAATAAATCAAATGATATACCTCCAATTTCCTTGAATTTTGATTTTGGAAACATTACCAGATGTAGTTACACCTATAACTCCTTTAGGCAGTTCAAAAAACGGTCCTCTTGTTCGCAAGGTGTTCTTAAGCTGCCCACTCAATGTATATACATTTTGCTTCCGTTGTCTACAATCAATTTTAGCCCCACCTGATAAATTCAATCCCATTGTCTGGTTACCAATCGTTAGGGTCACTTCTCCCTGACCTTCAATTGTAATAACGGGTTCTGAGTAAATTGTACCTGGATTAGTAATTGTCCCACGTCCTGACAGCACAACCTCTTGAACATTTTTTAAATATCTGAAAGGATGTTGATACACCTTGATACTTACAATCCAGTTATTTTGGCCATGAGGCGAGATTTCTGATTCAAGTAAATCGGCATAGTAAATGCTACCAGGCTGATAACTAAATTCCAATACATTGTCTTGCTTCTGGAATGCGTTAATAATAGCTTGAGCATCTTCATATCGTTTGACAAACAACTTCAAAGTTCGCTCATATCCATCATAAGCACCATCTTCAATGTTATACTGGCCATTCATTCCAAAAAGTTTTTTCTGCTCATCATATCGAGGGATAGCACCTTTAATATCTCCAAAATCAGTCACCACACTATCTGATATAGTGTTTGTGTTAAAAGTATTGATAATCAGATAATTTACTGCCATTAGATCCCCTCTCTAGCCATGATTCGTCCTTGACGTTGATAAGCATTGATGGCTAATTTTTCTCCATCTAAGTAAGTATTAGAGTCTTTGTTTGATATCTTCTCAAGCCAAGTATCTAAACTTGATCTCAGAATCATCATCTCAGACACCATTCTAGACTCAGTTGTGTCATATTTAGCGTTAGGCATCTGCAATGTGGATGTGATATCTTTACTGAAAGATGCTCCTGATCCAAAATCAAAATCATCACCTGTAAATGCATTTGAAATCCATCCAGCTACTCCACCAACAGTTCTTTGAACATCTTTAAAACTATTTTGTAAAGAAGCATCAAATCCTCCCATGATAGCTTTACCAGCAGGTATCAATAACTTACGGTCATAAGAAATAGGACCTTTGTGTTTACGGATCCAGTCTGCAATACCACCGATAAAATTCTTAACACCATTATACGCACTTTTCAATCCCCCTAAGAAGCCATCAAGAATAGCTTTACCAGCATCCCAAAGATTGATATTTGCTAGGCCAGAGAAAAATCCTTTAATACCTGAACAAAGGTCTTTAACTCCGTTTTTCATGGTATCCCATGCCTTTTGTGCACCACTGGCAATTCCATCGAAAATACTACCAAGACCAGATTTAATACCTTCCCACATGCCTATTGCTGTGGATTTGATACCTTCCCATAATCCCGACATGAAAGATTTGAAACCTTCCCAAAGGGCTTTTGCGCTAGCTACGAAAGCATCTATAATACCAAGAATAGCTTGACATATTGCATTCCACATAGCTTCTGCTGTTGCTTTTATAGAATCCCAGATTCCAGACAAGAATGTCTTAAGCCCTTCGAAAGCACCAGTGAAGTATCCTATGATTGTAGAAATAATCCCACTAAAATAAGTACAGATACCATCCCAAATCATTGATACGGCAGATTTGATACTTTCCCAAATCAATCCTAGATCTTCACCCATTTTTGTAAAGTCTAAAGTTACCAAATCAATGATAAATAGTACCGCACCCATTACAATGCTCTTTATTAATTCCCAGGCCCCGCTGAAAATTGTTTTAATGCCTTCGAAAATCTGACCTAGACCATCTTTCATTCCATTCCAAATTGACATAAAAACATCAATAAAAGGCTGGACAATGGCCATTACTGTTTCTGTAATTGTAGTCCATGCAGCTGTAGCGGTACTAGAAATACCTTCCCACAAAGCAACAAAGAATTCTACGATTCCATTCCAAGCATTTTTGATCCCTTCGATAACACTATTCCAGACTTCTACAGCTCCATTCCAAAGGTTTATTGCACCTTCTGATAGGGTCATCCATAAACCTGAAAAGAACTCTACAAGACCATTCCACAAGCCTACTACAAAATCAACGAAAGCACTCCAAATCTGCTTACCCGTTTCTGTTTGGGTGAAAAACCAGACTAATGCACCTACGACAGCAGTAATAGCGACTACTAATGCTCCGAGTGGGTTAGCAGCAATTGCAGCGTTAAAAGCTAAAACTGCGCCTTTAACTGCTAAAAGTGCTGATTCGAAACCTGTGATAATAGATTGAATAGTTGTAATTGCTTTAAATGCCAAAAAACCTGCTAAGGCTCCGGCTAGAGCAGATTTAACAATATCCATAACTGTTTTATTCTCACGCATCCAATTTGTAAAATCTTTTACCTTACCTGATGCATCAGCTAAAACTTTAGTAATGGCTTCAAAAGCTGAAGCTACTCCTCCAACACTATCTTTACTTTTAGCAAGTCCAAAAAGATCACTGATAAATTCTCCAACAATCCCAGCAACGTTACTAATAACAGCACCAATATTTTCAAACATGGTCCGGATATTATCGCCAATGTTCACAATGCTACTAGCTGTTTTCTCATTGATTCCTAGATTCTTTAAAAAATCTATATTGTCTTTCTTACTCAATGATCCAAAAATCATATCATAGATAGTGCTGACAACTCCACCCACTTTATCAAAAACATCATTAAGATCTTTCATAATGCTTTTACCAATATGATCTCCGAAAAGTGTGTGCATAAGCTCACCGAGTGCAGCAGCTAAAACCTGGGGGATCCCTTTTAACACATTCCATACCATTGGAATAAGATTACCTACAAGGAATGTTTTAACGGTTTCAAAAAGTTGATGTAATGAAGGCATAATATCTTCACCAAGAGCTAATTTCCCTAAGACGTTTTGAGCTGCTGCTTTCATAGATGCGAATGATCCACTAAAAGTAGTGGCAGCTTCTTTAGCAGTCGTTCCAGTGATATCTAGATTCTCTTGAATGGCATGAATTGCTTGGTACACGTCTGACAGGTTATTGATGTCATACTTAACACCAGTCAATTTTTGTGCATCAGCTAGTAAGCGTTGCATTTCAGTTTTTGTACCACCGTACCCTAGCTTAAGGTTATCCAGCATTGTATAGTTTTGCTTTGCAAATCCTTGGTAAGCATCCTGGATACGGTCCATAGATGTCCCCATCTTATTGCTGTTATCTGCCATATCAACCATAGCCATATTCGCAACATCTGCTGCCTTCCGAGTATCACCACCTAACGATTGAAGAAGGCTGGCACTAAAGCCTGTTACATTCTCCATGTAGGCATTGGCTGATAATCCTGTTGTTTTATACGCCTCATTAGCATACTTTTTAACCGTATCAGCAGAACCTTTGAATAAGGTTTCAATCCCTCCTAATGACTGTTGAAGATTGGCCCCTTCTGTCAATGATGCAGAAAAGAATTTACCTATTCCGGCGGCTGCTATTGCTTTTTTTGCGACACTTAGCATCTTAGAACTCAAAGATTCTCCTGCTTCCTGCCCTGCTTGTGGTATTTCAGAGCCAAGCTCTTTCTTAATCATATCCTTGATTCCACGAGCTGATGGCATAATTTGGATATATGCTTGCCCTAATTCTGTCGCCATTAATTACCACCTCCAATCTTTTCTAACAATTTACTTCTGTATTCTTCAAATTCCTCTCCAGATGAAAATACCATCTGTTCCTTTTCCTTCTCAACCTTGAGAAGACTATCAACCATTGAAGCCGGACGGTTTTTACCCTGCTGTCCATCTTTTGTTTTCATCCATACAAGCATAGATAGTCGATCCAACATACTTGCCTGGATTAATAGATCAGTTGGTACATTCTGCCCTGACATTGCAACTTTTATCCTTGAATCATCACGCAGACCAAATGAAAAAACAGCTACCTGATATGCAGGTAGCTGTCTGTAATCATAAATGCGATACGTCTCAGCTAAATCACAAATCAAAGCATCTTCATCAGTTTTGATCATTCTGGAAAGGGTTACTATTTTTTTACATTCTGTGACTCGAAGATGTCCCGTACTTCATCCATCAACTTCTGAGTTGGTACAATTCCATCTTCACCACGGACGTGATCTTTCAACGCTGCCACTTGATCACCAAGCAACAATTTAAGCAATCGAGGTAGCACAAGAGGGTTTTCATCGATTTCAGCAATAGTTTCTACTACCTCATAGTTCTCCATCCGTTCCATACTGATATCGAATGGAAAACCTGTTTTAGTAGTCCCTTTAAATGATTTAGTTTCTGACATGTATTAAGCTCCTTTGATGTATTCGTAGTGAGTATTGCTTTCACCATCTGGAAATGCTGTAAGAGTTGTTTGGTATCCGACTGTCTCAGCATCTTTGTAAGAGATGGTTCCGATACCCGTTACTTTTCCTTCAGGAATAACAATACGTTTCATAGTACCATCTTTCAATACCATATCTACCACAACGCAATGGCTAGTTAATTCTTTTGAATTAGCCTTGATAGTGATACCTGTTTTAAGATCCCCAGTCACATTATCCGCACCGTACACTTCCTTAAGAACATTGACGTTCAATGCCTCGATTAATGTATAAGTGAATGTATCGGTTTTTTCTGTTTGTGAGGAGTGTACGATATCACCACCCCATGCCTTGACGTTTTCAGATTCAGGGCTATTTTCGTTTTCCAAACCATCCTCTGAGATATATCCTAGAGATAGAAATTTAGCATTTAAGGCGGTTGTAGCATCTGTTGGTAGAGGAGTTCCCTTAGGTGCTGAATAGATTGCACCCCCAATTTTAGGTTTTGCTGTCGTCACTAATGATGACGATGTTGTTTGAGTAGTTTGAGCTTCTGATCCCATTCCATTCTCCATTTCTTAAAAATAATTTATATCAAATACCGCTTGATAACGATATTTTTTAGTTTCTGTGTCTGTAAAATTGTAATCACTGTTTAGATGGATTCCACTGATCTCATTCAGTTCAATCATGTTTTCGATAACTTGTTTTAGTTTCTCATTCAATTCAGCTGCTTTCTGCATGCTTGTTGAATAACTCTGAAAAGCAAAAGTTGCAGTCTTAGCGTGGTTCTTCTTTGCTCCCCTAGTCTTTTCAAGGATTACAAACTCATTTGGCATGTTAATTTCATGCTCAAAAAAAGACGGTACTGATAAATGACCGTCAAGATATTTCTTGATAACAATTTCAATCATTTAATTCACCGCCTTCAAAAGAGTATTGTTTTTCATATTGTCCTTCCTAGCTTTATAGGTCTTTGCACTAACCATTGCATTAGCACGATTTTTACCTACATGAATATCTTTTACATATCCATCACCGCATCTAGCTTGAATATCAGATGCATATTGAGAAAGGATACTCTGCATAGGGGCAGATTTCATTAATTCAGCCACTCCTGCACGATTGAGTTTAAACTTAATATCACTCATAGCATTCTACCATCACCTTCTTGTTCCAAGTTAAAGGAAGCATCTCCTCAATCCCTTCAAGAGGAATTCCAAAAGTTTTCCATTTCTTACCGAAAAATAAAACTTCTTTATCTTCCCAATCATGAAGATCGCCTTTTGGTATTGCTAGAGTATACTCTGCTTTCCGTCCAGTTAGATTCATCTGGCTTGTGATATCTTCCGTTGAAGATGGAGATATAAGGACGTTATCCACCAAAGTTTCAACTTCCTCAAAAATGGGATGACCAAAGTCATCCCTTCCCTTCTCAACGGTTTCTATAAGAGTGATCGTAATACCTTTAATTCGTCCCATAAAGATCAATCACCCCATATCTTTGCTTTTTGAAGCCTAACCTTTTCAGTTCAGACTCTTTGATAAACAAACCACCACCAGGCACCAAATAAGAGCCACTAAAAGAATATCCCATAGCAGACTCAGCCATTTGTGTCATTGGCTCCTGATCTGTTGATGTCATTAATGTACGAGCAACCACATCCACAGTAACAGATTTCACAACACTTTGATAAGATGGGCTGTCAAGCACCATCTTATCTAAATCTTTGCTGACTTTCTTAGCTTCTTCACGAAGAGAATCTGACACTATTTTCAACAGCGCCTCTGCTCTCTTCCGTTCATCGAATTTTAAAGAACGCCACAAAGTTTCAAGGTCGTCTACTGTTGCAAATGTTGTCATTTTATTTATCCTTCATGTTGTTCTAAAAGAGCAAGCAAGTCAGCCTTCTTAGCTCCTTTGTCGTATTCGATTCCTAAACTATCTAGTTTAGAGCGAATATCTGCCACTTTCATTTCTGAAACTTCTGTCCCGTTTTTATATTCACTACCAGCGATCCAATCGCCTCCCAGCACTGAATCAGTGGTGATTATTTCTCCTGATACTTTATTAACGTAAATCATTTCAAATCACCTTACGCTTTAACACGAGCAAATGCATCAGCATCAAGAATACCCCATCCGATAAACGCTTCAGCACGCAGCAAGATTTCATTGTAGGCTTTCAAGTCACGACCAGCTCCATCTGGATCACCATATTCGATGATTT